TAATTTAGACGAAATTACTCCAAAAAAAAAAAGACCCAGTTTTACAGATATCGGAAGTAATTTATTTAATAAACCCACTGTTAACATTCAAACACCTCCATCAATGAATCCCGTGAATTCCATGAATCCAATCAATAATGTACCGTTAAATAAAGCAACTGATCCTGTAACGATTGAAAGTAAAGATGGCTTTAAAACTTTTAATGAAATTCCTGTAAATCCCAATCTTACACCACAGCGTGTTCAACTGTCTAATGAGGAAATATTAAGGGAAAAACTAAGTTATTTAAGAAAATTAGAGGCTTTAGAAAAGAAAGGTATCGCACTTACTAAAAAATACACAATGGACTCCCCTTTAGCAGAAATGAAGGGTGAATACGAAATGATTAAAGCCGATAAAGAAAAACAAAATAGTGTCAAATTTCAACAAAAAATATTACTAGCCTGTGTTTCAGGGTTAGAATTTTTAAATAATAAATTTGATCCCTTTGATATTAAACTTGACGGATGGAGTGAAGCAGTAAATGAAAATGTAGACGAATACGATGATGTATTTGGAGAATTACATGAAAAATATGGAGGAAAAACCAAAATGGCACCAGAACTTAAATTATTATTTATGCTTGGCGGAAGCGCTGCTATGTTACACATGACAAATACAATGTTTAAATCATCTATGCCTGGTATGGACGATATTATGAGACAAAATCCTGAATTAATGCATCAATTTCAGAGTGCCGCTATGAATTCAATGGGACAACAAAATCCTGGATTTTCTAACTTTATGGGAGATGTTATGGGTGGACAATCTCAAATGAATGAACCTACCATGCATGTGCCTCCAAGAGGATCCCCTCCAGGTCCAAGTGACGAAATGCGCAGAAATCCTCCCCGCATGCCTAATGTAAGACCTGATGTACAAGCAAGTAGACAGAAAAATTCACAATCTAATAGACAAACTAGTTTTAATGATGCCGTTAATATGAGAGATAATTTTGAGAGAGTTAAGAAAAGCAAAAGACCAGAAATGAAAGGACCCAGTGAATTAGACGATATTTTATCTGGATTAAAAACCAAAAAAATTAATTTAAAACAAACCGATACTAACAGTGTTGTAAGTATCAGTGAATTAGAAGATATGCAAGATAGTCTTGAAAAACCAAAAAAATCACGTCGTAAAAAACCCAAGTCGGAGAGAAATAGTATCAGTTTGAATTTTACTTGATCGTTTGATAATATATGATTTTCGGTAATACAATATATTTTTTTTATAAATATATTGTAAAATGGTACTAGGAACAATTTTATACGAAGGTATTGATTTAAGTTATCATGTTTTGAAATTGGGATATAACGGTGCATCATCTGTTTATGGTTATTTTTGGGGCCAAAAGAAAGAAATGACCCCTGAAGAAATGCAGAAAACTATTGAAGATTTACAAGAAAAAATAAAACAATTAGAAACAGAGCAAAAAACTATGGAAAAAGAAGAAGCATCAAAATCATTTACAAAAGAAGAAATAGATAAATTAAGGATCGCACTTTCTTCAAGAACTTCTTAAGTTTTTTAACTTCAGATATTCATCAGACTTATATTTTTGAACAGCATAATTCGATACAACTTGTTCCATAAAATATATCCCATTCCAAAATGTTAAAAAAATTGCACATAATATTAAATATTTTTGATACCCGACTATTAATTGATAATGATTATTATAGACTACAAATGTTAATGCACTGTGAGATATACATCCGGGTGCTCTAACCCATAAGTTTAATGAATTATTTATTCTTTTTTGTGTCAATCTCTCAATACATTTATTTCTTGATAAAAATAAGAGAATGTAGTTTATACCACCGGGTAATCCTATCAAAAAAAATAAACTATGGTTTAATAAAAATCCTGAATTAATACTTAACCCGATTGGCAAAGCCACGCCGCACATTAGAATATGATGCAACCAATCATCAAACATCAACTTATTAAAATAATTTATAATATGATAACTATGGAGAGAAAAAGTTATTATAGATGGAACATAATTAACCGGATAGTTATGAAAATTATTAAGATCTGTATATGTATTTTTTAAATCAGGTAAACAGGAATAAGTAATAAAAATATTACTTATTCCATGCAATAAATAATAGTTCCCATGATATCTATTTTGTAATTGTTTATCTAAAGAACAATAAAATATTGTTAAAAAGATATAAAATATTACTCCATGTATGATATCCATATATATATATATATATGTATTAAATAAATTTTAATACATATTGTTTAATTTTTATTTGGGTCTTTGTTTTTTATCTAAATTCTCACCGATCTACGTTTTTTCTTATACCCAGTCCGGGGTTTAAAAATTTTCTTTACACTATATTTGCGCCTTTTTCCACGAGTTCTATTTCGCATAATTTTCTTGCGTTTTGTATTAAAAGTACGTCTCCCTCTTTTTCGTTCATCACGTCGTCTTCTTTTTGTGCGGTTACTCCTCTCTCCCCGAGTAGAACGAGATCTCTCTATTTGACTAGATACATTTTTCATACTTTGTTTTAACTTTCTCATCTTCGAAGGGCATCCGCTACCAGAATTTTGTATCATATCACCTATACCATCTAATATTTTATTTGTTGTCCCGCCAGTTTCTACCTCATCGGAAGACTTACTCACTTCCAATTTCAAATCAACATGAACCTCCAAATCAAATATCAATGGATTATTTGATTTATTAAACCTCGCTAATTCCATAAACTTAAAATTCGCACCATTATTTTGTTTAATAATACTAGCATCTTTTATTTTAAATGATTGGTTTTTTGACGCCTTCACCAACTTATGAATATCCAAATGTTTATCATTTGAAAACTTAGCAGTAATGAACGTCGGGATGAAAGTAAGATGCGTCTCCTTTTTAGAAGATGGTTTTAATCCTTCATAAACAGATTCATTATTACTTCGTTCAATAGGAACAGTTATTCTATCTAATGACTTAGATCCTATAGGCACTCTAATATTTATACTAATTCCATCCACATTAATAGAAACTAGTTTCCCACCTCTAGCATCCTTTGGAACAGAGAATTCCAAAGATTTACCTTTTCCCTTGATAATTGGTTTATTGGTTTTCGATCCAGAGAGAAAAGCGTTATTAACCATTTTTTCCACTTCTCTATTCATTTTCGTTTTCATACGCAGTTGTAAATCAAAATTAGGTTGACCCCTAGAAACAAACTCAGGATATAACGGCTCATTACTATTTCCTAAATGAAAATAGTTATCAAAAAGTTCTATACCACGCCTCTGTAATACTCTCAACAATCTATTTGTTTTACCCGCATTATAGTTTTTATATGCAGTCAAGTACCCATTTATTATTGGCATAGGCACAAATGGCGAACTGCATTTATACATACTCACTTGAGGTATAAGTGTTAGTATTTTACTACCATTTTTTTCCTGAGGTATCGATTGAACATTATTAATTACCTTATTTCCTCTGACGATTGGAGAGATAAATTCTAAATCAAAAGTTTTAACTATTTTACCATATCTTCTTCTATTATTTTCACTAGTAATCATTGCAAGTTTACCATTATTAGGATCATTCTTATTTAAAGGTGTATATCTAACAGAATCACCCGGTCTCAATTGTCTATTTGGAATATCTACCACAAAATCAGGAAAATTTTTCCGTGTGAGGTTAAACAGTTTTTTTCCTGAAAAATTAGTTTTATATTTAAATGTTATTCTATACAATACATTATTTGGGGGACAATTCTTAGGCTTATATATATATTTCGTCATTGATGAATTAACTGGCATAGATATAAATTGGAGAGAAATTTATACACGCAACATAAAACTATTTAAATTTTTTAAATGTTCTTTTTTTTGATCCTTCTTTCTTGCTTTTTCCAATATTTTAGTTGCCTTATTAATCTCATCTTGACTAACTTCCCCATCTTTATCCAAATCTAATAAATGTTTAAAATTTCTATATTTTTTAGGGATTACACAATACTTACTTTCTTCATTAAACAAATGATTTGTTAATACAGTAAATATAGCTGTCAACGCTAAAGCAATCAATATATCACGTGAACCCATCCATGAAATAGCAAATATTAATATTTGCCTTCCTACATTATTCTTTAAATACTCTTCCTGTGATTTACTTAATTCAATTGTAATATATTTTGAACCTATATTTAACATGATCATCACTACACCAGCAAAAAATTTACTATTATTTAAATAACCTAAATACTCCATTAATTTTGATAACATCTCTTAATAGTTATATATATTTCTTTTTTTTGACTGATATTTAATGATGTTACTTTAGGATAAATATGAAAGTATCTATTTAATATTCCTAAAATAGATACTTCCAAAAATACATATATACCGTATTATGGTATTATGTTTCTTGAAAATTTATAATTTGCTACATATATCAATAATCTTGTTGAGGTTGTTTATATCCACCATTAGTATTTCCATCCAATTGTTTGGTTGCTGCTATATTATTTCTTTCAGCACTTAATTTTATTTTCCTATCAAGATCAACTTGACAAGGGGATGAAAAATTTTCAGGTGTCCATTTACTTATTTTAGGAGTAAATTCCTCCTTAAATCCCACATATTCATTTTTTGAACTAATGAAAAGTATAATAATAAATGCAATTATTACACCACACGTCACCCCCAATGTATATGTTAAATAAATACATAAAAACATAATTACTGCCATAAAATACTTATTAAAAGTAAGATTAAGCAAAAATTCAGGCTGTTTATAAAGTAAACACATTAATAGTGCTAATAGAACATATTCTGCATACAAATTCATATATATATATATATTTTTTATAATAATTCAGTTTATTAATTTTAAATTAAAATCTTCATTTTTTATAAGTATGGCATCAACATTAGCATTTTCAACATTTGATAATAACAATAATAGTTTGGCTAAATCCAAAATTAAAAAAAATAAAACTATAAAAAGAAAAAGTGAAAAAGTAACGACATTCCTAAAAAGTATGGAAGAAGATGATGATAATTTAGCAGATTTCGATACATCTTTTAATCCACCAGATCAACCACAAATAACAAGAGAACCTGTACCTACTACCGAAGATAAATCAAGAACCGATGATGCAGTTTCACCTGAAGCATTTACACAAATGGACGATAACCAATCTTCAAATATGAATTATCAAAATTATTACAATACTTATGTACCGTATTACAATAAGGCAACGAATAATTCTAACTTACATGGCTCTAAAGACGAACTAATGAAAAAACTTAACTACATGATACATCTATTGGAAGAAAATAAAGACGAAAAAACTGGAAACGTTACTGAAGAATTGGTACTTTATATGTTTTTAGGGGTTTTTGTAATTTTTACAGTTGATTCCTTTGCCCGCGCGGGTAAATATACACGTTAATCAATGATGATAACATCTGTACTTTTAAATGGCCTTAAAGCAAAATTATAAAAATAATAAGATGTAGAAATTCTCTCCTGATAACTATATCTATTTAGGATATTTTTAATGATAATATTATTGTTAGAAATATTTTCCAAAAATAACCTCTTACAATCTATCTCCTTACAAATTATACCCAATACGGAGAGAAAACTTAAACTAAATATTGCCTCCTTTGTTTCATTAAAACTTCCTATACATTCCAATCCTCTCTTACCATCATAGTAAGTATGACTATTTCTAAATATAAAAAAATCAAACGGATCTTTATATATCATTGTAACTCCTATGAAAATTAACTTCTTTTTTACTAAATACAAAATATGATTTAAATGGGGGAAAATAATACATTTGAATTTTGATTTATCCAGACGTTTAAATACATCCATAAATAAATCAAAATTTTCACTACCAATAAGTATAGAATTAATTTGTGGTTGATCAAACATTACCTTATTAGGCCATTTTTCGATATCAAACATATAATTATAATAATTTGTCAATGGTACAATGGCGTTACGTGCACCTTCACGTTTAAAAAGAAAAATACAATTTTTATGTGTTACCCTATGTTTCACATAGTGTGTATAAATAAGTTTTGGGGCTATCCCCCGTTTTCTGTGTTTTTTATGAACACATAAGAAATCTACATAGTAAAGTGGAAATAACTTGTTATCTATTTTACATGTAAGAGATCTGGTTGTCATAGTAGCAATGATTTTATTGTTTTTTTCAACAAAAGACATATAACTTTTATCATTGTGATGTTTTAAATAGTCTATAACTCCATGTTTGGGAGGCTTATAAAGTTCATGTTTATGAGGCATGTAATTATTTTTTATGAAAAATTCACACAGTGCTTTTTTTTGTGTAGGCACTTGAAAAAATTCAAAGAACAATACGGTTTCATCATAATATTTATTTTTTTCGGGCATACCATGTTGTATAATTCCCGGAGGCATTAACCAATACCCAATATTATGAAAATGAAATACAGGCTGTTTAGACCAAAATGGATATTTTAATTTGAAAAAGGCAATAAGTAAAATAATAATACAAATAATAGCCAAAATATAGTATAATAGCATAAAAACTATACTATTATAATATTAACAAATTATGATTTTAACATATTATACAACACTTGGGGTTTTTAATTAAAATTGGACACATTTCATTACCTATAATTTTATGTTCATACGTATATTCATGTAGTCAATCATGATAGTTATGAGGCAGAGTAACAAAGAGACGTCTCACTTTTCTACCAGCAACTCTCTCAGCATCTCCTACATGTGGTGCATATCCACTTTCAAATATTTCTAAAAATGCACGAATATATAATTTTTCACGTCTATCAGGACAACTCAATAAATAAAGTTCCTGTTTACCAGAAGCAAATCTTTCAACTAAAGCAAAAAAATTCCCACGTAACTCCTTATGAAATTTCTCCTTTTCCTTATGCCATCTGCTTTCATACATAGTACTTAAATTATTCCATGTAGGTATACCCTTACTATCATCGTCGTCTCCTAATAAAGACTGATTAACTTCGTCGTGTACATCTGATTGAGAATTTTCACTAGTTGCGTTCCAACTTTCCATTATAATACTTTAATAAGAAAAATTTTAAAATATTATACGAATTAAATTAATATATGATTTTTCAATATTGGATTTTTTTACAATAATTTAGGTGAATAATTGATTAACATTTGGAATTCTGATGTCTGATAAATAAGGCCTTATTATTTTTCCTACATTATCTTCTATTATCATTACTATTGCACTTAGATTATTTGATAATTCACACATTAGAATACCAGTTGTTGGTTCAGATAAATGGTGTATATTATCGGTATTTGGTAAAACAGTTACTTTTGTACCAATAAAAGTATGTTTTCGATTTATTTCTAAATGATTCTTCAGAAAGTTAACATCCTGTCGGAGTTGTGTGACCAGCTCATCTATAAGTATTTGATCTGTTGACATTAAAAGTTCACTTATTCCGGTTTATAAAGAATATATATATATTGGTACTCATACATAGTTTTTGTTAAATCAATTTTCCCCTTTAATATAAATCCAGTTTGTTTAGCAAGAGCCAAAATTTGCTTTTGAGTTTCCATATGCAATGTGTGCACATTCTTTCGAACATTGCCCGAACTATCGTCTTTAAATGTTTCGACAAATTCAGCCTTATTATTTGGTTTATCAAATTCAAAATTCCCTTTATATTGAAAATCTTTAAATTTGACTAGAGAATTCGTAATACGTTTTTTAGCATATTTCTGAGCAGATACAATATGTAGGGGATCAGCAGAATTAATAATAGGATCAAATTTATCACGGTTGACTAAATGTAATACAAAATGCCCTCCAGGTTTGAGCCAATTATAACAATTATCAATAAACATTTTTTTTTCATGTATGTAGTAAATAGTAAAATAAAGACAACTAATTACGTCTATTGAAGATTGTTTGTATGTAACAGCATCTAATGCATTTCCCTTTTTAAATTCAGATTTAGGATATTTTTTTTTAGCCTTTTCAATCATCGCAGGTGAAATATCTAAACCACTAGCATTAAATCCTTTCTTATTGAATAGGTCTACATGATGTCCTCTACCACATCCCATATCTACTAAAGTCTTATTTTTAGAAGGTTTTAATATTCTACTTAATTCACGAACTTCATAATCATTCTTTGCCGAATCATGTACCAAGTCATCATATATACTACAATAAAAATCATCATAAAGATTATCATTTTTCATTACTTTAAATTTTTCCATCTGAGTAAATCCCTCTGGTCCCCGATGGTTATAATTTACATAATTAAGTGTTAAAAATAACACTCCTAAAAATATAAATAGTCTAATCCAAATATTAATTTTTGAAATACTTCTCATTGTTTTTTTTAACATTGTAGTTAATGATTTCATTATATGTATTAATATAATATTTTTTATGTGGAATTTTATTATAAATGAATGAAAATGATATTAATGACATACGTCTATTAAATAACTTTCGAGGTATCACTTTTTCAAAATATAAAAAAAATGATGCTAAAAAGGAATTACTAAATAATTTAGTAAATGGAAAAATAGAACAAGCTTGTTATTGGAGCGGTGAATTTATATGTAGCGGACATTTTATTGATTTATGGGATATTATTTTTGAATTTATGTCGAAATATATTCATCTAGGAAACCCTAAATTACCATATTATTTAAAACTTCGCGTTGATGATTTTAAAAATATAGTCAATAATGGATACCAAGATGATGTATTAAAAATAAGAAATAATGACAAGATACGTAAATTATTTGCCGAAATTATGTGTGTATTATGCTGTTCTAATAAGAAAAATGCATTTGAAAATATAAAAATACAAAAAGAAGATTTAAGTATGATGAAAATCACTCATAAATTAAAGGCTGACTCTATTAATTATGCGCAAATTGTATTTAAGGACGAAGATCCCAAAGAGTTATTTGTCGCTATTAATGAATTTGCATGGAATATTTCACAAAAAAAGAGAAATTCTCGTACAGCATGTTATTGGGTTGAATGGGTATTTAATTTTGAAACTTTAGTAAAAAAAGAAAACAAGAAATATTGTGCGGCAAGGCGTGCTGTCGAGGTTGCCGATAAACTTCAAACAGAAATTGTATGGATATTATGGGACTGTCTTTGTTATGAAGCAAATACGCGAAACTCTAGTATGCTGAAACTTATTAAAAATTTACAAGAATTATTTTGTTTGAAATATAAAGCCGGATTGAAGAAAAAAAGAAAATATTTAATATATTTTGCTATTCATTTATTAACAGAAACAATTAATAATAAAATACCAATTATTGAAAATACAGCGTCTGTAGATAATATAGTAAAAAAGGTGAATATTATTTACAAACAAATCAAGAAAAATGAAATTAAGCCGAAAACAGATTATCTTTTCAATAATTCTATGGGAAATACGAATTTAGAAAAAACCGCAAAAAAATTGGATAAAATGAATTCGATAATGTCAAAAGGTATTATACCAAGAAATTAAATATTTATAATACTTTAGGTAAAAAAAAAAATATTATCGTATATTATAAAATGGGAAGACCAGGAAATAAAAGACTTCGAAGAGCAATGTACGGTGCATCACCCTCATCTGCCAATGGATCTACAACAACTGAAGGTTCAGTTACACGAGTTACTGGATCTGTAATAAATAACGGAGGAAATATGAGAAGTGGACTATATCCTAGAATTGGAATGGGATTAGCATTTTTACGTAAAACTCGTGTTACAGAAAATTGTTGTTTTGTCGGAAGAGACGAAGATTTGAAAACTCAGTTATACTTAGCAACCGCATATGCATCTGCTTTCGACAACACTCAGCAAGTATCGAAGGTAACTGCTGCTGCTACTGCCCTCCAAGCTGCTGATAGTGCTGCTGATAGTGCTACAACCGCTGCAGCTATCTCTAGCACGGCCGCCATTAAAGCAACCAAATTAGCAGATTACAATGCTAAAAATGCCGTATTAGTCGCAATGGACGCTAAAAATGCAGCAGCCATTGCCTATGTTGCCAACCAAACCGCAAATAATTTGGCAACATGGCTCGCCGCTTAAGTTTAATATTCTATTTTAATGGAGTTTTTATTTTTTCAACTCATATCACATAATGGCTCGCAGAAGATCCCGCACTCGAAGACGCCACCGCTCCGTAAATGTGGTTCTGCCCCAACAAGAAAACGCACCAGTCGTCGCGACAGATCCCGTAGACGCAAATGTCGTTAATTTAAATAATAATATAAATATTATTTAAATGATTAAAGAATATTTATTAACAAGTTTAATTTTACTTGGATTAGATTTCATATATTTATCTTCAACTAAAAAATACTTTAATTATCAAGTTAAATTAGTTCAAGGATCCACCATAAAACTTAACATATTAGCAACAATTGCTTGTTATATTTTACTTTCAATGGGAATATATTATTTTATTATCAAAAAGAATTTTTCTTATTCCGAGACATTTTATTTAGGAATATTCGTATACGGAGTATATGATTTAACGACTATGGCCATACTTAAAAATTGGAAATGGAATACAGTAATTATGGATACATTATGGGGAGGAACTTTATTTGTTTTAGTTAAATTTTTATTTCAAAAAACCCAATTTTATATTGTTTGAAGTCTTTCTCTCCGAGGTTTTACCGCATCATTTAATACTATCATTTCAACACTATTTTCTTCTTTTTTCTCATCACTAACAAAACCACTATTATTGTGACTTGTTAATTTAAAATTATATTTCACTAATTCACGCATCTTTTCTATTTCTAATCGTAGCATTTTTTTATTTTCATTTCTAATAAACACTTTTAATATTTTCAACATTATTCTACTAATAGTATTATTAATTATTTGAAATATCTTTATAATACCACCCGTTACTCCTAATATTTCAAATGTAGCTTCAACCCCGGTAGTCCTATATAACCAATAATCACCTAATGCACCCACTAATAAACTATTGGTTATAATTAACACCCATATTAATATTGTTTGAAATTTTGATTTTAATTTTGGATTAACATCATAATTTGGTAGTTTTTTTTCATCTATAAAAAGATCTTGATAATAAAGTGGTTTTGATGCCGTATAATATACAATCCATGGAAAATTCCAAAATAACACAAATGCAGAAATTACCAGAAAAACAGGTATATATACATATGTTAGAAGTTCGTTATATACAATTAGGGCTATGGGTCCTAACACTATAGGTAAAAAATATCTTTTTATAGGTATACCCGTGCAACATACTTTGCACTTATTATAACACGATTTACGTTTCACCAATTCCTTACATGAACACATATATATATATATTATAATTGATCCATCTATAAGTTATTTGTCTAAGTCTTCAATTGCCTTTTTAACGGAACATCTTTCTGCTATATTTTTCTTCACTTGTTTTTTATTTTTTTCCGTTTCCTTTTTATCCTCTCCACTACTAATACAATCCAACAATCCAGACCATTCTTCTGATTTTTCATTATTATTTGTATATTCTGGATTTTTCAATTCCCATTCACCCAAAGCATCTACATGCTTTATTTTTATTTTGGTAATAGCATCATCGATCTGCTCTCCACTAGCATCTTTTTTCCAACCTTCTGTATCTTTAATAAAAAATTTAGAACGTTTGGTGTCAGAAGAGTGGAACGGTCTTTCAACACTTGACATATCTTTAAGATTTTTTAAAATAACATTTGAAATCCCATCCACAAATCCCAGTTCTTTTGTATTTTCCAAGTCTGCAATCGAAACTATTATTTTATTAACAAAATCGGTGAGGGACATAGCATCTTTACAATACTCATTCAGAAATACATTTATAGAAATATTATTGGTATTGTTATTGTTATTTGTAATATTGTTTATTTTCAGGTTTTTCATTTCTTTTTTTAATTCTCTGTTTTCTTGCAAAATAGTTTTTAGTAATTTTGTGACATTTTCCGGATTTGCCAATTCATTTTCTTTTTTATTTTTGGTATTTTCTCCAATTTCTTCCTTATTTTTACGACAATTTTTCTTATGTCTTGATAAATTCGCACGGTGGTTGTAGGTCTTGCCGCACAAACATTTATGCGTTTTTTTTGTTATCATTTTGTTATCATATGTTATCATCGTGTGTTTTATGGTCTTAAGATGTCTTTTGTAATCATATTTATTAGACGATAAATAGTCACACTTTTTACAGGCGTATTTTTTTTGCGTTTTTTGCGTTTTTTTTTCCATATATATATGATAACATAAAAAACGCCTAAATTCTTATTTTTTTAATTATTTAGTGCTTTTTTTTAAGTCATGTAGGTAGATTTTTTTCAAAAATTTCTAAAAATTTCCTTCATTCTTCTAGTAAAATAGTTTTTTCGTGTTTTTTACGAAAAAAGTACATCGCTATTTTCAATTTTGGACATTTATTATTTGTCCATTTTACAATATAGCGGAAAAGTTTTTTCAAAAAAGAAAAAAACTATTATTGTAGAATTGATATATATCAATTATTAAGATCATAATCCGTCTCACAATATCAATCATATATTTACGTATGAACGCATTATGCTCTGAAATCCATAAAAATTGTTCTAAATCTCTTCAAATAATATATTTCATATATTTAGAAAAGTGCAAATATAAGAAACCTAATATATTTTTTTGTATTAGATTTTTAATATTTATAATTTGTATATGAGTATATTTGAATCAAATAATACGAATAGTATCATGAAAAATATTACACCGGATCCAAGTAAAAATTCTTTTACTGAAAAAATATCAAAAACAATATCTAGAAAACCTACTGTAACTGATAAATTAGCATCAAATTTTTCAGGTATCAAATCATCTATAAGTCAAACATTTAGTCCTATTGAAAGCCCAACTGATAACGGTGTTAATATTATCAAAATATTACTTATCGTATTAATCATTGCCTTTTTAACATATAATATATATTTATACTTTTACGAAGGAACCGATATTTTTCAAAAATATTTTGGCATTGTTTTATTTAAAACTGGCCAGGGAACAAATAATGTTTTTCATAATACATCCGAAGGTGCCAAAAAAATTATTAATGTAGGGGAAAAAGCAGGGACAAGTGTTGGAAAAGCAGTTGCAGATGTAGGTAAAAATATTGAAGCCAGATCAAAGTTAAAACAGGCAATTGAAACACCAAAAAGAGAGGAAAAAAAGATAGATGCTGATGATAGTACTGAAAGTAATATCCAATACAAAAAATCAGCAGGATATTGCTATATAGGAAGCGATAGGGGATATAGGACGTGTGTTAAAATGACAGGCGAAGATACCTGTGCATCTGGTAAAGTTTTCCCTAGTAAAGATATTTGTGTAAATCCTAATTTGAGACGATAAATTATTAAATATTCAAATAAAAAATAATATAAATATTATATTATTTTTTATACTATAGTATGAGTATTTTACAATCATTATTAAATTCTAAAAAATTAGAAAATGGTATGATATGGTCTAGTGTATTTGCTATAACTACAATACCGATCGGATTTATTGCAAATACATTAATTCTCCCACGATTAAATTTATACCCAAATGATAGAGAAATTTTTAAAGAACAAATATTGAAAATGTTATTAAGTACATCAGCAGTATTGGGATTTATATACGGTTACCATAAATCCCATTGTTGTTTATTGAAAAATTAAGTTACAATATTCAAAAAAATTTAAATATTGTAAATTATAATATTGCAAATTATAATATTTAAGCACTTGACGAAAAGAACCATCTAAGAGAAAAATATGGAGGAAATATTTTCATACTATCATCTGCCGCAAGATTTGGTCCACTTTTAACCATATTTTCAATATCAACGCCTGAAAGAGCATAACCATGATATCTTAAATTAGATAATAATCCAGAAAATCCCCCATTCATATTAACATACACATCTCCGTAATTTTGTTTTGGAACAGACCTAAACTCATATCGGTTTACAATAGTACCATTAATATATGTGTCCATATGTTTTCCCCTGCATCGTATATTTACAAGAATCCATTTATTCATCGGAATAGAATCTATTTCAACTTCATCAATAATATTATTAAATGTATTCATAACTATTACCAAAGCATTTTTAGTCTCATGTAAATATAATCCCGGAGCATTATTGGGGAAAGCCATGTTAGTTACATTAATACCTTCAAAATCTTTTTTACCACCTAAATTACCAGAAGAACCCTTGTGAAATATATGTTTTCTCTGACCCTGTTTATATACTAGATCATCGACAAATATCCATGTTGACCATGTAAACTCTAAACCTTCTCGTTCATTTACGGATCTCATAATAGGAATAGATTCATTTACGTTAGGATCTTGATGAATAATTTTTAATTTTTTACCACTTTTTAAACCGTTTATTAATATAGGATTTTTATCATGAGAGTTTAAATATCCTAAAACCATCGAACCTAATCTCAATGAATAAATAAAAAGAATTAACACTAAAATAAAGAAACAAACCTTTGCAACAAGAGTATTTGAATATAAGAAATCAGTTGTACCGGATACAACTTTGTTATTCCTAAAATTAGAGAAAAGACCCCCCATTTTATTACGTGAACCTGCTAACGTTTCTCCTAAATTCGACATTGGACTATTAAAATTACTTGCAAAACTACCGTAAGACATACTTATATATTATAAATAATATAATTACGTTCAAAAATTAGATATATAAAAAATTTTATATATAATAAATTTTATATATAAAAATTATATTCAAAATTTATATTTCAAATCCAGTAACTTCTTCATTATCTTTCATGAATGATAATTTTAATTTGTATTTATTAAATAAATCTGATAAAGCATTGCCCCCCGGACCTGCTTTATAAATCTCATACGCTTCGCGTGGACTAATTGTCCTTGAAAAATAATTAAATTTAGAAGTTGCCCCAGAAAATCCTTTTTCAGGTGTCAACTCAATATTGGCATTTTTATCTATATTTGGAACACCAGTTAAAAGATGCGTATTTACTAACTTACCATCAATATAAGTATCAACAGTTCTATTATTTGTAGCCAAAATAATATTGCACCATTTTTGAATTGGAATATTTTGTATAGACCAACTGTCAACTGCTCCACTAGAACTATCTGATAACGTAGATAATGAAATATCTAAATCATTGGTAGAAGGTGCTAAAGAAAGTGAAGGACAGATAGTACCACTTTTTGAATTAGATCTTCTAAATATAACCTTCGGTTTACCATACTGATATTGCCAGTTATCAACATAAACCCAAATGGAAAATGTAAAATCAACAGAGGATGGGTTACCTGTGAGAGAAGTTGCAGGGATAGTTCTAAGGGTTTTTGCACTTCCTCCCATGGACAAACTTGCATTTGTAGTGTCTGAAAAAACATATTTCCATATAAGATAAAGTATGACGACGATTATAACTCCTAAAATAATTGTTTGAAAATTCATAATATAATATTAAGTTAGAAATTTATCTAAACGATTGGTGGATTAATATTTTTTAAAATAGCATAATTAGCGTCTATACGTTCTTTCGACATAATTCTCGGAAAATATAATACATTACAAACTCCACCGCCTATACCGTTATCATCACCTACACTAACATTATCTATGCTCATATAAGGTACTACATTCTTAAATGAAGCCACCAATTTAGAATTCATAAATATATCCAATACCCCCCCGTCATAATTTATTACTATATTGTTCCATCTTTGTAAAGGGAAATCAGTAATTTTATAAATAACTGGTTTTTTATTCAATCCATTGTTCATTGTAATTTTTAAAGAATTATCAGAACCATTATATGATATAGTGGGTTTTCCCCCGTAATCTAAAATAGTCGTATGTTTTCTATATTGATCTCCATAATTAGGCGCTTGTGCTCTTATAAAGAACCATGCACTAATTGCATAATTATAATTATATTGGATATTATATCCATTTAGATCATCATATCGACCCAAATCCTTTTTATTTTTAAGATAAACTGGATCTCTCAGCAATATTTTTGCCTTTTGAACAGTCTTAATATTGTTACTTTCTTCTCTGAGTTGCTTTAAATAAAGTACGGTTTCGCTAATATTATGTTCCAAATCAAATATCTCTCCAGCATGATTATAAATTAATTGGATAGTTTCATTTATAGTTTCTTTACACACATCTTTATCTTTTATATCGGATGCATTATTACACATCTCATCACTTCTATATCCATAATTTATTAAAAACTGAACCAATTCTTCTTTATTGGTGGGGTTATTTAAATTTCTTCTTTTAATATCTTTCCATCCATCTTCCGGAATTCTCTTACCGTTTTCAGAATGCGTATTTTTTTTTAGTGTTTTTACATGTTTATTCATTTTTATCAATGATTTTTCAGCATCCCTTATTTTATTATCAATCAAAATTTGATTGTTGGCTTTTGACGAAGAAGTTGTATACATAAATTTTACAAAAATAGGAGCAACAATTAATAACGTAATTAAAATGATCTCTATTGCAAATATATAGTAAACCGTTGTAGGTGTATGACGAAATTCATTGTATAAAAATTTGATTATATCGAAAAATATACATGGGATAATAAAAATAGCATAAAACAAGACATTCAAAATAGGATTATTATTTAAAATTCGTTTGAATGATATAGACCCTAATAAATATGTATACGTTAAAAATAAACCAGTCAATACTGTACCAATCATTATCATAACCGACCCTGAAACGTTAAAAAGAATATTTTTACTCACAAGAAATGCAAATGCTGCTAATATACCCATAGCAACACCAACAGCTATTAATGAATATAAGTATTTTGAAGAATTTTTATATAACCAGTCATCTTTATCCAAATTAGATCCTGTACTTGGATAATCTCCTAAGAAACTTTTTGTAAATTTAATAAAAAAGACTGTTAGACAAATAATTCCTACTCCTATAAAAAGAAAATTTATAAAATAAGAGTAATCTGCAATAGTTTCGGGATAACCATTATTATAAATGTAAATAGATACACCCACAAATAATGATATTATTAATAATACTAAACTAAATTGTCTATTATTACGGGTAGTATCCCAAGCACCCATCCTCGAATAACCCATATCTTGCCTCCATGATGGGAAGAGAGGAAATATAAACCATAGTAGTTGTCCTATTGATTTTAAAGGTGTTATTAGTAATGTACTTACAATATACTGAACAAAAGAGAAAGTTATTTTATAAGAACTTGGAAAATCACTCGTCTGCTTATAGTGATTTACACCATATCCAATTATAAAAAGTATTAATAATATTAATAATGCTAAAGGAGTATAAATTATTGCTGATGTGACACCTTTTAAAACAGTACTCATTTATATTTTATGTATATTAAATAAAATATAATTCTACAAATTATTCATGGATGTTTTATTAGCATGGCAATTATTACATAATGCTGCTAGATTAGATACGTCATTTGACCCCCCGAATTGTAAATCAATCTTATGATCTACCTGAAATGTATGTGTTAATTGTTGACTACATGTATTGCACTTCCAACTCTGTTGGGCTGCTACATATTTTTTCTTAGTTTCACTTACACTTCTTTTTGTCGTAGGTTCCCGATTTATCATATTATGATGGTTCATCGTATTGGGACTTATAGTATATGAAATATTTGATTGTTGACCCAGTTGATTAACCTTATCTCTTGCAGATGTGAAGTCAAAAAGAGGTGTTAACATATCCCTTGTATTATTATCCACCGGCATATATTTTATGAGATCGGTTGCATGTTTTACTAAATTTTTTGTCTCACCCGGATTTTTATTTATAAATAAATAAATACTTAAACCAACAAATGCGAAAGTAGCCATTTTATAGTATTTTTTTCCCTTTAATACATATTCCGTAAATTTTCCATCATAATATGTATTGGCTACTAAAAAGGCGGTTATAACAAATATTAAAAAGTTAATTTTCATATATATATTAAAATATATATAAAACTAAAATTAGACCAAGTAGAATTATACCTTTTTGTAGATCATACCTAAACGGTGATGTTTTTTACCCTTGTATGTTTTTCCTTTATATTTGAACGATGCCAATCCCTTCTTTTTAGCATTTAACATAAGTTTGAAGTAGGCATTAAGTGGTCTTTTCTTACCCTTTCTGCTTTTACTCTTGCGAGTACGTCTGGTTTTTCTGCTTTTGCTTTTGCTTTTGCTTTTGCTTTTGCTTTTGCTTCTTCTGCGTTTTCCTCCAAGAAGAGAACCTACATCAGAACCTTCCGATGCTATAGGTTCATCTTCTACGTGATCATCTGAACCATGTTCCCCATCATGCTCACCACCGTGCTGTCTTTTACGTCTTGAACGAGATCTTCTACGTGTTCGTTTAGCCATTATATAATTAGGATATATTATTTTTTTAACGAGCATTTTTCCCTAAATTCTATTTCCTATAAAAATAGAATATTGTTAAGAATAATAACCCAACTATTCCCAACTCAATATATTTTTTTCTTGTTTTTGCTATTTCTTTATTTTTCATATCCTTTGGTTTATATTCTTCATAATATTTCTCTAAATCTTCATAGAATTCTGTCTGAGGTTTTTTTATTTTTTTATTAATTTTATTAAATATGAAATGAACCCATTTCATAAAAGACATTCTCGAACTTAAATAGGGCGTAACAGGATATTTATCTAAAAGTTCTAAAAAATGATTACCAATAGGTTCCATTGGTATAAATATAGGCAAATTTTGTATAAAATCATAATATTTTTTAATACTTACATCATTTGGATGTTTTGGATAAGTAATAGCCATAGTTTGTAATGTAAATTTTAGGTGTGGTAACCAAACATTATAGTTCAAACCCATTATATAGCAAATGATATAAAAACATAAACATTTAAACATATATATTATGCTAAAAACTCATGAATTTTATGATTCACTTTATTGTAATAATTGTGGAAAGAGGGGACATACATATAACCAATGTTCTAAACCAATTACTAGTATGGGATTAATAATTATCACTAAAGAACGTAATAATTTTAAATTTTTAATTATATGTAGAAAAGATAGTTTAGGATATATTGAATTTTTAAGGGGAAAATATGACTTATATGATAAAAACTATATACAAAATTTAGTTGATGAAATGACAAATACTGAAAAAAATAATTTATTAACAAAAAGTTTTTCTAAATTATGGAATGATTTATGGGGTAAATTTAGTCATAATCAATATAGGCAAGAAGAGCAACTTTCTGAAGATAAACTTAAACGTTTGCAAACAGGAATACGTGACAAACATACAAAAAAAGTATTTAATCTAACACAATTAATTACAGATAGTTTAACAAATTGGGATGAACCTGAGTGGGGATTTCCAAAAGGGAGGAGAAATTATCAAGAAAATGATATTTCATGTGCATTACGTGAATTTGAAGAAGAAACCGGATATTTGAGAAAAGACGTAAATATTATCAATAATTTAAAACCATTCCAAGAAATATTTACAGGATCAAATTATAAATCGTATAAACATAAATATTTTTTAGGATTTATACATAATCTCGTAGAACATACAAATTTTCAAAAAAGTGAAGTTAGCCAGATGAAATTGTTAAATTTAAAAGATTGTTTGGAAAAAATAAGACCATATAATTTAGAAAGAATTGAATTAATAAATAATATAAATAGTGTTTTACATAAATATAGTTTAATCTCATAATATATTATTATGGAAGAACAATCCGATAAAAAAGAATGGACAGAAAAACCTTTTAAAATAGAAAATACTGATCTACGTACTAAAGGTATAGTAGATAGTAAATTTAGACTTATAGGGATAAATGGTAAGAAATTAAGAATTAAGAAAAATAATCAATCAAATAAGATAAAAATGGTCCGGAAGAAAAATTGGCAACAAGAATATAAAGATTTTTTTTATAGTTTAGATGATCAATGGGGTAAATTATACGGATTTAAATCTTCTTCTGGTAATTGTCCAGAAGAGAAAATAAAAATATGTGAATCGAAGGGTAAAGTATGTAATATTAAAACAAACCGGTGTATAAATCCACCAAAGGGAGTTCCAAAAAAAAATCTTACAAAAACAAAGAAATCGACAACAAAGAAATCGGCAACAAGGAAATCGGCAACAAAGAAATCGGCAACAAAGAAATCGGCAACAAGGAAATCGGCAACAAGGAAATCGGTAACAAGGAAATCGGCAACAAGGAAATCGGCAACAAGGAAATCGGCAACAAGGAAATCGGCAACAAGGAAATCGGCAACAATAGTAGACCTGCCATCAACTGAATTATCTAGTAGACAAATTTCTGAGGATGCTTTAGAAAAACCCCCGAGTATAAAACAAATCCTATCACCTGTTAGAGATGATACCATATCAAGCCCCCAAGATGATACCGAATTAAACACAAGCCCCCAAGATGATACCATATCAAGCCCCCAAGATGATACCGAATTAAACACAAGCCCCCAAGATGATACCATATCAAGTCCTCGAGAACAATTAAGCACAACCCTTAAAACCCAATGCCAAACCTTGATTGATAGTATTAAAGGAGATTTACACAATTTATCTCTCCAAAGCAAGGATTATCAAAAACTTTTACAATGCACATCGGCAAAAAATAGAGACCAACTCAAAGAGTATGAGAAAATAGATAAACTGTTATATCCTCATTTAGATGATCCAAATTTTGCATTAAAAATATCAAGTAAAAAAGAATTTAGGGATGTTGAAATTCCAAAAAAAACACAAGACCAAATAGATAATATAGCAGACGAGGCTACCAAATTATGCAATCCCGTAATGGAATTTGAATTACAAGCACAACAAAAATTTGTTCGAAATTTTTTATCATTTCAAAGTCCGTATAATAGTTTACTAATCTTTCATGGATTAGGCACAGGCAAAACATGTTCATCTATATCTGTGTGCGAAGAAATGCGTAATTATTATAAACAAATCGGCTCTGATAAAAAAATAATGATAATAGCCAGTCCAGTTGTTCAGGAAAATTATAAATTACAATTATTTGATGAAAGAAAACTTAAATTAATTAATGGATTATGGAATTTAAAAGCATGTACAGGCAATAAATTTATTAAAGAAATTAACCCGATGAATACAAAAGGACTTTCTAGAGAAAGAGTAGTTAAACAAATAAAAAAAATTATAAAAATTTCTTATGAATTTTTAGGATATACTGAATTTGCAAATAAAATAGATAAGATTATGAACAAAATATCGGGTAAAGACAATGAAAAAGTTATTAAAAAACAAAGGCGCGCTTTAGAAAAAGAATTTTCAGGAAGATTATTGGTTATAGACGAGGTTCATAATATTAGAGCAAATGATATTAAAAGACGAACCACCAAAAATTTACAAGATTTAGTTAGTTATACAAAAAATATCAAATTATTATTGTTAACTGCCACGCCAATGTTTAATGAGGTGACTGAAATTATTTGGTTAATAAATTTAATGAATTTAAACGATAATAGATTTCCAATTAAAATTAAAGATATATTTGATGATAATGGCAATATTAAAGAAGAAGGTAGAGAATTATTAATACAAAAATTAAATGGATATGTTTCATATGTCAGTGGTGAAAATCCATTTACATTCCCATTTAGAATTTTTCCATATGAATTTAATAGTCCACATTCATTGAAAATATTAAAAACAAACGAATGGACGTATCCAACAGAACAAATAAATGGTCTAAAAATTACACCAGAAATGCAAATTAAATATTTAGATGTCTATATTACCAAAGTAACCGATTTTCAAGATAAATCATATAAATATATTGTTAAAAAAATGAAAGAGAAATATCCATTATTACAAGAAAAACGACAAGGTATACAATACACTATGATGGATGGTCCATTACAAGTATTAAATATAGCATACCCACATGAAGATTTATTAGACGATGATTATTCAGAAAAAGATATAGGTAACCAATTATATGGAAAAAGAGGATTGAGAAGAATTATGGAATATACCAAATCTACAAAAAAAGAGTTTGAATATAAACCATATATTATAAAGAAATTCGGCCGCATATTTAGTGCAGAAGGAGAAGATCCTTTGCTCAAAAAATACAGTGCAAAGATTTATCAGTTTATTAAAAGAGTTAAAAACAGTGAAGGTATTTGTCTTATTTATTCCAATTTTATCGACGGTGGATGTGTACCTATAGCATTAGCATTAGAAGAAATGGGTATATATAGATTTAATACAGAGAAGTCTCTGTTTAAAAACAAAACAAAACAGCCCTATAAAATACATGGTCATAATGCAAAATATATTATGATAACTGGTGATAAAAAGTTATCACCTAATAATAAATTAGAATTAAAAGCTGCGACTGATTCGGATAATACGAATGGAGAGAAAGTCAAGGTTATAATTATTTCAAAGGCTGGTTCTGAAGGATTAGATTTTCAGAATATAAGACAAGTACATATTTTAGAACCATGGTATAATTTAAATCGGGCAGATCAGATAATTGGAAGAGGTGTCCGAAACAAAAGTCATTGTTTATTACCTTTTAATAAAAGAACAGTTGAAGTTTATCTATATGCATCAGAATTGGAAAATGATGTTAATGAGCCAATTGATATGTATATGTATCGTGTTGCTGAAAATAAAGCAATAAAAATAGGTAGAGTAACTAGATTATTAAAAGAAAACTCGGTGGATTGTTTGTTAAATAAAAATCAACAAGATATGAATGCTAATAATATTGGAAAAAACATAAAATTATTGTTATCAAATAATAATGAAATAACGTATCGAGTAGGTCATAAAGATAATAGTTTAATATGTGATTTTATGGAATGTCAATATGATTGTAAACCTAATAATGAATTATCTGAAGAAGTTGGCATTGAGACATATAATGAAAATTATATTATAATGAATATTGAAAAAATATTGAACAAAATAAAATTATTATTTCGAGAACATTATATTTATGAAAAATCAGATTTAATTAAAAGAATTACAATGATGAAGCAATATTCAAATGAACAAATTAATACGGCATTAGATATTTTGATAAACGACGACAATGAATTTATAACCGATATGCTAGGTAGAAACGGGCGTCTTGTTAATATTGAAAAATTTTATATGTTCCAACCTATTGAAATTGATAGTGATAAAAACATAACTATGTATCAAAGAAGTAATCCAATTCATTTTAAACCCAAAAAAATTGTATTTACTCCCAAAAAAACTCAAAAACCAATGAAAACACCCTCAAAAATAAAAATACAACAAAATATGGAATTTTACAATTTTTATAATAATTATTTAATATTATTAAATCCAACAGATGTAAATAATAAAATAAATTGGGTTCAATCTGCAGGACATACAATACAAAATCTAGTAGAACATAATGAGCTACCAAAAGAAATACTTGTAGAATTAGCATTAGAACATGTTTTCGATATTTATTCAATTCAAAATAAGATTAAACTAATAAATGAGATAGAACTTATTAAAAATAACCATCTAATTATACAAAGTATTGATCAAAATTGCTTACAATTATTTCAAAAAATAATTGATAAAAATACTATATCATATGAAGGTATTACGGTATTACCTATTGCTGACTATAAGAAACAAGTATTTAAGACTGGGTTAGGATTTTTAAAATTAAAGAATGATGTAACTCCTCATCAATGGATAACTGACGTTTCTGGTTTAAACACCAAATTTGTTGAAATATTAACAGATATGTTCAAATTTAATATTGATGGAATAAATAATTTTATTGGGTTTTTAACAAATTTTAAAAGTAGAACAGTTTTCAAAATAAAATCAATATCATTAAGTGAGCAAAAAAGAACAAATAAGGGACAACAGTTACCTACAAGTGGAGAAAATAAACAAGTAACTGTAAATAGATTAAATAGTGTATTATTTAATTTAAATCCAAAACCTAAATACGGCATGAATAGTTCCAATACTAAAATAGAAACTATATATGGCAATGATAATATAAGATCTATTAATGACATGGAATTAGCGGTTGAAATAGAGTTGATTTTGCGATATTTAGATATAAATAAACAAAATGAAAAAAAATGGTTTTTTAATACTTTAGAAGATAAAATGAACCAAGTTGAGAATATAAAAGTTTAAATATTGTTTAAATATTGTTTAAATAAATAAAATTGAAAAATAGATAAAAATAAAGAAATGACTATATAATATATTAATGAGTAAAACACATAAAGCTAAGTTTAATAAAAAAAGTAATTCTATATATGCGAAAAACATGCTCACTAGAAAATTGGTGTTACCATTTACATCTGTTGGAGGCAACTTAAGTGAAATTTTAAAACAAAAGTTAGAAGAAGACTTATATGGTAAGTGTTGTAAGGATGGTTATATTAAAACAGACTCTATACGAATATCTTCTTATTCTTCAGGAATAGTACAAGAAAATGATATAATTTTTGATGTGTTATTCGAATGTTTAATATGTCATCCTGTAGAAGGTCAACATATAAAATGTAAAGTAGAAAATATAACGCGTGCTGGTATTAGAGCGATATATTTTAAAGAACAACGTTCACCAATAACAATATTTATTGCACGTGATCACCATTATGACAGTAAATATTTTTCAACCATTAAAGAAGAAGATTTAATTTTAATTAAAGTTATAGGTATTAGATATGAATTGAACGATGAAACTATATCTGTACTTGGGGAATTAAAACCACAAAAACAACATAGAATAACAAAAATCATATTAGAACAATAAAACCCTTTTAATGTATATTAACTTAAATAATATACATTAAAAATAATGTAATGAATACTATTGAAAAAAATAAGTTGAAAAGCAAAATAGAAAAATTGGACAAAATTCATCAAACAAAAATCTTAGAAATTATAATTAATAATAATATTAAATATAGCGAAAATAGAAACGGTATTTTTTTAAATATGGAAAATTTAAATAAGAAAACAATACGTGAAATAGAGAAAAACTTAGAATATTTTCAAAAACAAGAGAAAACCTTAACCGATATTGAAACTATTAAAGACGAGTTGAATAATGAGTATTTTGAAAACGGAAATAAAGAAAGTCCATCATATATATCAAATGAACTATCAACTTAAAAATTCGCAAAAAATCACACCGCAAAAAATCACACGGCAAAAAATTTCAAATATGCTCAAAAATATAAACAAGTATTGTTTTGATAGTAAAAATATTATAGAATTAGATTTACTATCAAAAAAACAAAATAATAACCAAATATGTGATAATTTTACAGAGAAGACTAATTTTACGGAGAAGACTAATTTTACAGAGAAGACTACCAAGGAAATTCCTGAATTTTTTATACCACATAACCTTGACTCGAGTGATGATATTTTTTGGTGCTGGTATATATTTCATTATGGATACATTGAATATAATATTCAAAGAAAGAAACCATTTTCAGTAGAAAAAAAGACAAAAATTAACTGGGTAACATTATTAAGAGAAAATAAATCAAGTATAAAAGAATTAAAATATAAATTAGTACATTTAGAAAATAATTTAGTTAATGAGAAAAATATGAATATTATTACACTAGAAACTATATGTTTTATCAATAATATTGATTTCTATATTGTAAAAAACAAAATGTTATATAAGAATAGCAATAATAATAAACATTGTATAGTATTAAAATATTGTAGTGATTCTAAAAAATATGCAATATTATTAGATAATATTCAAATACACAAAAAAATAGAAAAATTTGAACAAGATTTATTTTTAGTTCGAAATATAGAAAACCCGTTGAAGTCTATTAGTAGTTATAAACTAAAAGAGTTACAAGATATTGCAACTAAATTAGATATAGAATTGAAAAGGAAAGATAGTCATAAAAATAAAATCAAAAAATGTTTATATAGTGAAATTCAAGAAATATTGGTATAATAATAGGTTGAAATAATAGGTTAAAATAATAGGTTGAAATAATAGGTTGAAATAATAGATTAAAATTGAAATATATATAAAATATAATGTCGTAAATTATATATATATGCACAAACAACATGAAATAACCCCGCAAGAAAATTTAAATCGTTATATTAATCTTTATTTAAAGGATAAAAGAAATAATCAAGATGAATTTGAAATTCGATTTGGCACTAAACACTATAATACTATCACAAAAATTTCATTTGAAAATATTATTTCAAAAATAAAATCATTAGGGTTTCGGTCTGAAAATTTAGATGGAGATACATATTTAAATATTACAAACGAATATGCTGATCCTAAAACTGGTAGAATGAAAAGATCAAATGTAAGGACAACTATATCAGGTTTACATAATATTCAAAAATATTGTAAGGAAAACAATTTAAATCCTGAAAAATTACCAACGGGTACATCATTTTTACAAAAATTCTCAAAAACAGATAGTGATAATGCATATCTCAAACCAATTGATTTCCATGATTTTCACTTTAGGGTAAATTATAAAACAGAAAGAAACTTAAAAGTTAATAAGCCAGAGGTAGTGTCACTTTTACAAAATTGGAAAGACTCGAAGAAAGTTTTTAGATATATCAAAAGATATTCATTTACCCATACATTTTTAAATTTATACCCGTTTAAAATAGATTGTAGTATTGTGAAAACCTCTAATAAAAAAAGGGATTATATTTCCACCTATAATATTCAAGAATCAAATGTATTTAATAATCCCGAAAATTATGAAATAGAAATAGAATTACTTAATAGCCAGGCTAAATTTATTAGTACTAGAGGGGAAGAAGACACAACTGATGCTGATCTTCTTTTAAATATAATAAGAAATGGTATTAAAATCATTTTATCGGGATGGCAACAAACCAATTTCCCAATTTCTTATAGGGAAATCCAAGACATGCAGAAAGAATATTTATCCCTAATACAAAAAGGTGATGATAAAAAAAGAAAATCTAATATGACGCATGTAGAAAACAGACGAATATCAACAAGAGATTTTATCGGTCCGTCATCTATTAGTCTTGAAACGCAAAATATCGTATCTTTACAAGAGGACGCAAATATACCAAATATTAATGCACCATATACAGTAACAGATAAAGCGGATGGATTACGAAAACTTTTATTTATAAATAAAAAAGGAAAAATCTATCTAATGGATACGAATATGAATATGCAATTTACAGGTAGTATAACAAAACACAATAAGTATTTTAATTCTATATTAGATGGTGAACATGTTATTAACGATAAGGAAGGTAGTTTTATTAATTTGTATCTTTGTTTTGATATTTATATAATTAATAATAGAATTGTTAAACAATTTCCATTTTATAAAAGCAAAGAAGAAGAAAAAGAAGAAACATTTCGATTAGAATTGATGTATAAATTCGTTCGAGGTCTTGATAGTAAATGCGTAAGCGGTTCGTATATAACCCCAATTGTTATTAAAGAAAAAAAGTTTTATTCGAATTTAAATTCTAATATTTATGAAAAATGTAAAATTATTTTAGATGGTATGAAAGACGGCTCTATGTTTAGTTATGAAACAGATGGTTTAATTTTTACCCCTAGTAATAAAAGTGTTGGGTCTAATGTGAGTAATGAACTTACAGATCCGAGAAAAATGACTTGGCAATATTCATTGAAATGGAAACCGTCAGAATTTAATACTATAGATTTCTTAGTTACTACTTTAAAAGATGAATCGGGTGGAGATGTTATTCATAATTTATTTGAAGACGGGGTAAGTTTAGTTTCGACAGATCAAATTAGTCAATATAAAACCATTATTCTACGAGTAGGATTTGATGAAAATAAACATGGATTTATTAATCCATGTCAAGATGTTATCAATGAAAATTTTCCAGAAACAATTTATAGTGATAATAAAAATAGTTACAAACCAATGCCGTTTATTCCATATGATCCCAGTCCTAATTTTCCAATATATAAATGTAATATTAAACTAGATAGACAAGGTCAATCGAAAAATATGTTGACTGAAGATAAAAAACAAATTATTGAAGATAACACTATTGTTGAATTTCGCTTTGAAAAAATTAATGAAAAATATTGGCAATGGGTTCCTATTAGAGTTAGACACGATAAAACATCTGACTTTAGAAAGGGTAATCGTAATTTTGGAAACGCATATCATGTGGCGGAAAGTGTATGGCGTTCCATACACAACCCTATAACCGAAGAAATGATGGCTACTGGTAAAGGCATTCCAGATATGGTTGATGAAAATGTTTATTATAATAGGACGAGTAATAAAACATTTACTCGATCATTGAGAGATTTTCACAATAAATATATTAAACGTAAATTAATTATGGATTCTAGTAAAAGAGGAGATACATTAATAGATATGACTGTTGGAAAAGGCGGCGATTTATCAAAATGGGTTGATGCCAAATTATCTTTTGTTTTTGGAGTAGATATTGCGAAGGATAATATAGAAAATAGAATTGACGGATGTTGTGCTCGTTATTTAAAAATGCACAAAAAATATAATACTTTGCCAAGAGCACTTTTTGCACATGCAAATAGCAGTTTAAACCTATCATCAGGAGAGGCATTCTTTAATGAAAAAGGTAAACATATAATAAATGCGTTGAATGGTATAGGATCAAAAGATAAAGAGTCGTTGGGTATGGGAGTGTATAGGCAATTTGGTAAACATAGAGAAGGATTTGATATTGTGTCGAATATGTTTTCCATTCATTATTTCTTTGAAAATAGTGAAACATTTCATAATTTCTTACAAAATGTATCTGAGAATTGTAAAATAGGTGGTTATTTTGTGGGATGTTGTTATAACGGTAAGAAGATTTTTAGAAAATTACGACAAAAAGAGCCAGACCAGAGCATATTCTTAATGAGTAAAGAAGATACAAAAATGTGGGATATTAAAAAATTATACGATAGTAATGAATTCAACGATGACGAAACATCATTGGGATATAAGATTGATGTATATCAAGAATCTATTAATAAAACCTTCAGCGAATATCTAGTGAATTTTGATTTCTTAACGCAATCATTGGAAACATATGGATTTATACCTATTCCTATAAATGAAGCAAAACATATGGGATTTACTAAGTCCATTGGAAGTTTTGAAGATTTATTTGGAAATATGCAAGAAGAATTGGAGCACAAACAGTTAAATAAACATAATATAGGAAAGGCTGATGTGATGACCGAAAATGAAAAAAAAATATCCTTCTTAAACAACTATTTTATTTATAAGAAGATCCGAAATACAAACGCCAAAGAAATATCTAAAATGATGACAGGCAAATCAGAAGCATCAAAACAAGATGGAGAAACAGATGAGAAGCAAAGTTTACCTGAAAAGCGCAATGTTAAAAAATATGTTAAAAAAATCGTTTTACCTAGTAAATAAGGATTAAATATTATAAAAATTATAAATAAATTCAAACTTTGATCTCACAAGAATTGCACAATTTTTTAGGCACGATTGATTTTATTTGTTGATATGATATAGTTTCTTTTTCCAATAACATTTTTGCTATGCTCACCATATGGAGTCTGTGTGTTTCCAATATTTGCATGGTTTGTTTTTCAATATTATGAATTAATTGTTTACAATTATCCATAATATCAGTTGAAATATTTTCCCCTATGATACCCATCGCATCCAAATTAAGAGGTCCTATATCGTTATTCATTCCCCATCTAGTTGAATAATTTTTAACTAACAATGATATTTTTTCAATATCATCACTTGCACCGGTTGAAACATTTTTATAAATAATTTTCTCTCCACAACGTCCTCCTAATAAAACAGAAATTCTACATAAAATTTCTTCTTTAGTCATTAATTTTTTATTTGTAGCCTTTTGCTGACTAAATCCTAATGCCGACTCACCTCGAGGTATAATACTAACCTTCACTGGTTGTTCGGTATGTTTTAAAAGATACCCTATTAAACAATGTCCGGCCTCGTGATAAGATACACGTTCTCTTTCTTCAGGTGTCATCATTCTTTCTCTTTTTTCTCTCCCGATAATAACTTCATCAATTGCTTTTTGTATATCTTCTTCCGTTATTTTATTCATTATATCGCCATTTCGAATAGCATTAATCTTAGATTGATTTGCAATGTTTGCTATATCTGCACCGGATACTCCTGCTGTTCTGTCTGATAATGTTTCAAATGAAAGATCTTGAGGTAATTTCATATTTTTTAAATATAATTCATACATTTGCATTCTTTCATCTTTGTTTGGTAAATCAAAATAAACTTTTTTATCAAATCTACCCGATCTTGTTAGAGCAGGATCAAGTATTTTTACTAGATTTGTGGCAGCAAATACTATTATATCCGTAGATTCATCAAATCCATCCATTTCTACTAGTAATTGGTTCACAGTACTTGCTCTTTCAGAATTATTATCAAATCCCCTTTGTCTACCTACAGCATCTATTTCATCGATGAAAATAATACATTTACCCTGTTCTTTTGCTTTTTTAAATAAACTTCTCACTCTACCAGCACCTACGCCAACATATTTTTCTACAAATTCTGAACCACTTGCAGTTATCAATGGTATATCTAATTTTTTTGATATAGCCTTTATAAGTAGAGTTTTACCCGTACCCGGTGGACCAGCCAATAATATACCTTTTGGTAATTTTACATCCCATTTCAAATATTTTTCTTTATTGTTAATAAAATCCAAATAATATTCTATTTCTTCTTTGACACTTTTTAAACCTATCACTGCATCTAACGCATCTTTGTTATCTTCTTTGTTATCTAATGTATTTTTACCATCTTTTGCATTTTTACCATCTTTGTCATGATGTATAACTTTCCATCTATCTGGTTTTGTATTAGATTGTGATTTTATAACAAATAATATATATATAAAAAAGAATATCATACCCATATTAATACTCTGATATGAGGTATTTGTCATAGTAGCATTCAACATCGTAGCATTCAACATCGTAGCATTCAACATCGTAGCATTCAACATCGTAGCATTCAACATCGTAGCATTCAACATCGTAGCATTCAACATCGTAGCATTCATCATTACAATATATATTGCATTTATCTTTATTATTGTATAAATAATATAAATACAATATGGTGTTATTTATTATGACATATTTTGTATTACCATATTTAAATAATATAATACATTCAATAAATATAAAATTAAAATTTAAAGATAAATCAGAAAAATTACAAAATATAAATCCCAGTTTAAAGAAATATTTAAATGACATGAAAAATTTGATTAGTAATTATTTATATGAATGGGATAATATTAAACGTTATACAAATACTCATGAGTTTATTCATACTTCTGTACCAAAATATAACAAATCTATATCAAAAATAAACCCAATATCTAGAGCATTTTTTAAATTAATAGAGATATATAATACTTTTGACATTTTTGAAGATATGGCCGATAATATTAATACATTTCATTTAGCGGAAGGACCTGGAGGATTTATAGAAGCAACAGTATATAAAAGAAAATCAAATAAAAAAGATAACTATTATGGTATTACATTAATTAATGATGATAAACAAGTACCTAATTGGAAAAAAATGGATAATCTTTTAAAGAAATTTCCCAATATTAATATTACTTACGGTAAAGATGGAACTGGTGATCTTTACCATCATATAAATTTACAATATTGTCATGAAAAATATAAAAATTCTATGGATATTATTACTGCTGACGGAGGATTTGATTTTTCAAATAATTTTGACGATCAAGAAAATAATGCGTTTAGGCTATTATTAACGCAAGTATTTTATGCATTATCTTTACAGAAAAAAAATGGGCATTTTATATTGAAAATGTTTGATATCTTTAATACAAATAGTATACAAATATTATACTTACTTAGTTCTTTTTATAAAAAAGTTATTATAACTAAACCAAGCACAAGTAGACAAGCAAATTCAGAAAAATATATTGTTTGTAAATATTTTAAATTTAATGATAGTAGTAACCTAACTATAAAACTGATAAATATTTTAAAAATTTTAGAAAAAATAGATTTTACACAATATAATATATCAGATATAATAGATTTGCCTATACAAAAAATATATTTAAACACTATTATAGAAGCAAATGCTATTTTAGGAAATAAACAGATAGAAAATATAAATTCAACAATTAAATTAATTAACAATAAAAAAAAATCAAATAAACTATATAATTTAAAAACCAATAATATTAATAAATGTATTAAGTGGTGTACGCATAATTCCATACCGTATAATAAAATAGATAGTAATAAAAATATTTTTTTGTCAAAATAGATTTTAGTAATATATTTTAGTAATAAATTCTATTATAAAATTTTTACTATTTTGTTAATATAAATATGAATCCTGATTTAACATATTTATATAATATTGTCAAAAGTGCATCGAAAGAATTAATTAAAATAAATACCATAATAACCCATAAACCAAAAAATAAGACAAAAAAGAACCTTTCAAAAAGAACTTTTTCAAAAAGAACTTTTTCAAAAAAGTTCTCAAAAACGAGAAAACGACAATAAATTTAAATATTTGTATAATATATAATGGCAAGAAGGGTTAAAAGACGAAGGTCGAGATGTGCTGGTAAGAAAAGAAAAAAATGTAAGACTCGTAGATATAAGAAACGTTGTAAAATGACACGTAAGGGTAAAAGATCGAGGGCGATGTGCCGTTCTCGCAGAAATCGTACACGTAGAGTGCGTAGACGTTAATTCTGATTATCTTTAGCAACTCTATTAGTTTTTTAATATGATTTTATAAATTCATATTAAAAAATTTTCAATTGATTAAACAAATTAATATTTCTCATTAATAAGAGCAATTATCACGTCTTCTTTAATATTTGTTGCTAATTTACCCTTAATTCGTCTATTTATTTCAGGAAATGGAATACTTACTTTTATATCTTTGTCTTCGTCAATATATTCTTTAAAAAGTTTAAATAACTTCTGTATAGGCTCATAAGTCATATTTAAATTATAGTTATTCAATTGTTGCATAATATTTTTAACCTCTTCTTTGCGTTGGTCTTTTGTTCTATACTGTGTATCTTTTTTCTTTTTTTTCTTTTTAACCATATTATATAATTTACACCGATCATATTTAAATATTTATAAAAAAATATTAAAAACCAATTAAATAAAAGCCATCAAATAAAAGATTAAATAAAAGATTATAAAAGTGATGATTGGCTGATATAAGCAATAAAACAATTGCTGACTTTTTTGATAAAATGATAATCTAATTTCACAACCATAGCATCTATCATATTTGTATCATCTATGTCAGGAACATCCTTCATAAAATCTACAAAACAACTGTGCACCAATCTATTGATATTACCGTCTAACAACAATTTTTTAAATTTGTCTACAACTATGCCATTTAATAGTTCTTTTTTTTCAGTATAATATTTACATAAATTATAGAATATTAAGTATGGAAATACGAAACAAATTCCATGGTGGTCGCCTCCTTGAAAGTCTGCTCCCCAATAATTATGAATTTTATCTTTTTTATAGACGATTTTATTACCGCACTTCGTATTGAAATAGTTTGTAAATCGTTCTAGAAATATAAAGTCGATGATATTATCATATTTTAATACTTTACATCTGGATTTTGTTTTTATAATATGAAATTCATTGTAATCTTTCATATCTGATCCATGTGAATTTATATAATAAAGATAATACTTATTCTTATGAGGTATAAATATCATTGATGTTCCGTGGACCGATTCATCTTCTTCGCATCTTTCTGTATTGTAATTATCAATACATACATTAATAAATATTATTTTTTTTCTCTCCATCTGTTCCAATAAATAAGTTTCCATCATATCATCTACAACTTGTCTATTACGATAATATTGTATGGTCATATTACTAATAATTTCATTCATTCTTGTTGCATCATTTAGGTAAGGAATAATATTCATAAAATCAATGTTTGCCTCGGCATATACACTTTTATTTCTCATATAAGTATTTGTAATTGCTGATTTCATTTTATGAATATGTGTGAGATGTTTTTTGTTGTATGGATTTGAATCTGCAAATCCTATATCATATGCTTTTTTTAAAGTATATGATATTTTATTTTTGTTATTACTAAATTTAAGTAGATCTTTCATTGTATATTTAATACTTATTAATTATAAGTGTAAATTATATTCAATTTTATTATGTTGATTTAGTTGTAATGTTAGATTTGCAGACACTGGATCACGACGACGTCCAATAATTAGCCCACTCTTCCTTATATGCGTTTAATTGAGTGACATCTACGATGCCGGTAGGGAGGGTTTTGTTCCCTATGGGGTTTGTGTAGGAGATTATCACAGGCGTACCATCAAACATGTTATTCATATCGGTAACACTACTGACGTCCCATGCACTAAGGTTTTGGTTGAAAGCCTTCGCATTATAAAACATCAAGTACATATCGGTAACACTACTGACGTCCCATGCACTAAGGTTTTGGTTAAACGACGAGGCACCATTAAACATGCGATACATCATTGTAACATTACTGACGTCCCAATGACTAATGTCTTCGTTGAAGGTGGTTTTGTTTTGGAACAAAGTTCCCATGCTTGTCACCCTAGTAGTCACTATTTTTTGTCCTTTGCGTATGCGTTCAGCTAAATTTGAGTACGTCTGATGTTGTAAAGAGGTGTTATCCACAACTAAATATTTTTTATTATTAAATTCGTATTCTGTTCCAATGTTGGAGTACTTCGTTACCACCGCACTCTCATTCGCTACTATAGTTACACCATTAGAGTGTAAATAGAGAGGTGGTTCTGGCTCTGGCTCTGGCTCTGGCTCTGGCTCTGGTTCTGGCTCTGGTGGTGGTTCTGGCTCTGGCTCTGGCTCTGGCTCTGGTTCTGGTTCTGGTTCTGGTTCTGGTTCTGGTTCTGGCTCTGGTTCTGGTGCAGGTGGTGTCCAATAAGTAGCCCAATTCGATGGTAATGGTGAGGTTGGGAATGAGTACGAATTTTTCACCGCCGCATTATTAAACATGTAACCCATATTGGTAACACTACTGACGTCCCATGCACTAAGGTTTTGGTTGAAAGCCTCCGCATAATAAAACATAGCGTACATATCGGTAACATTACTGACGTTCCATGCACTAATGTCTTGGTTGAAAGCCGCCGCATTCTTAAACGTATTGGTCATATTTGTAACATTACCGACGTCCCAATTACTAATGTCTTGGTTGAAAGCCGCCGTATTTTCAAACAAACCTCTCATAGTTGTAACATTACTGACGTCCCAATTACTAATGTCTTCGTTGAAATCCGTATAAGAAACCATGAAATCCATATTTGTTACATTTGTAGTCACGATTTTTTGATTTCGGCTGATTTTCCAATCACTGATTCCTGTGTCATTCATAACTAAATACGATTCACCATTAAATATATATGTCTCACCATTTACCGCATTTGCGTTATTATGATCATTCACTACTATAGTTACACCATTATCGTGTAAATAGATTGGCCAAAAAGTAGTCCACTGGATCGGGTTCCAAAAATAGCCCGAAGTTGGTTTGTAGACCTTGTCCTGGTTCATCATATAAGTCCCATCAAATATGTCAGCCATACTTGTGTCATTTCTGACGTTCCAATTACTAAGGTTTTGGTTAAACGACGTGGCATTTACAAACATGTAGTTCATATTTGTAACATTACTGACGTCCCAATTACTAAGGTTTTTGTTAAACGACGTAGCAAGATAGAACATGTACTGCATATCGGTAACATTACTGACGTTCCATGCACTAAGGTTTTGGTTGAAAGCACTCGCACGATTAAACATACCATTCATTTGAGTAACATTACTGACGTCCCAATTACTAATGTCTTCGTTGAAGGCGGGTCTTTGGTAGAACAAAAGACTCATACTTGTCACCCTAGTAGTCACTATTTTTTGAGTTAGGTCCCCCGTCGTTTTCCAATCCTTGATTGTGTCATTATCCACAACTAAATACGATTCACCATTTAATGGATAACTATCACCAACTACCGCACTATCATTTGCTACTATAGTTACATCATTAGTGTGTAAATAGAGAGGTGGTGCTTCTGGCTCTGGCTCTGGCTCTGGCTCTGGCTCTGGCTCAGGT